TAATAAATGTCGTGTGCGATTGCATCACAGATGTATCCTGTGTCTCGAGCACAGGTATCTTGATTGTACGAATATCGTTGATCCAAGTATACAATAGTATCAGATTTGATACTTTCTTTGTTGTTTAATAATAGTGTTCTACTATCTGTTAATGATCCAGATACACCGTAGAATGTTGGATATACTAGTGTAGGTGCCGCATTGCGTCCACCTAGAATAATAGTATTAATGTAGCCCATTAATACACCAATTCTAGCAGATTCAGTTGAGCTACCTGGATTTACTAAATCAAATGTCTGTGTAACTGCACTCTGTTTAGGGAACGGAACCGCGGTGTTTGTAACAACTAATTGTGCAATACCACTAGCATAGGCCAGTGCATCTGTTGTCTGTAATGTTTGTCCAGGAATCTGTAGACTTCCATTACCGTCGTAATATTGTAAACCTGCTTCTACTGTAACAGAGTTGCCTTCGTAAAGGATGTCGTAGATAACAGAGTTAAGGATTGTTGTTGTATCACGACGACACTTGTCTTCGTCATAAACAAAATCTGGATATTCTTCTGCTAGATATGCAATAACTTCTTCTCTAATAAACTCTATGTTTGATATGATAAGATTTTTTGCATTAACTCTTGATGTAGGAGCACCACTTGGATCGGTAAAGGAATATGGATCTGATGCACTAACACCGTTTTCAATAATGTCTGTTATTTCGTCAAAACTTGCTTCTGCTCTTAGACGTGCAACAGAGTTTCCTGCTAATACTTCAGAAATTAAAGTTCTGGTATAAATCAGTGCATCTAAATATTCGTCCTTTTGATCTGGAAGAATACTATACTGTGTTCCACGGTAGTAGGCTTCACCTGCACGAATAGCATTAAAGTTTGTGCCTAATGCAAGATCGTACCCTAGTGCATCTACAATATATCCAATGTCACGAGCACACTTGGATGCATTAAATGTAAATGGGGGACTTAGTTCAGTATTGATATATCCGATAACTTCGGCTTTGATAAACTCGATGTTGCGACGAATAAGTTTTCTTGCACTACCGTAACCATTGCCGTCGTCGGTATAGGCTTCGACTTTAAAAATGTCTCCGTCGATTACAAACGAACACGGAGTAGTTGGAGCACGTTCAGACCCTGTTACTAAGAATTCTGTATCGCTGAGTTTTTCTTGAATCTTAAGAGGAACGTTGCCAACGAAGCCGTCAACAAATTGTCCACCTGCAAATCGTTGTTTGTTTATTGATCCTGCAAACGAGCCTGCTTGTTGAATATATGCAGATTTACTTAAAATTTGGCCTTCTGGATCCAATACCATCATGAATCCGCCGTGTCCTTGACAGGTAATCTGACGAATAATCACAGCATCGTTACATAGGAAAACGTCCATGTCTCGGTTATTTTTAGGTTCACTTAAAATATCCGAAGGATCTGTTAGATAGTGATAACCATACTCTGTGCTGGTTAGATCCAAGCCGTCGAATGTTTTATCTCTGCGGAACCAAATATCGGCCCATGGGCTTCGACTTGGCCGGTCAGCAGGTCTAACAATCACTCGACGTAACTCATCACCGACAATGGCAACGTTAGGCGGAATACGGATAGGATAGTCTTCGAAATATATACCGGATTCAACCACAACACTGATTTGAATCTGTTTAACTGCTTGGTCAAACTCTAAGTTTTCCCCTGGTACAAAATCGCCGATTACATCTTGCAAGTCAAAATAGTCTTCGCCGATGCTGGAACTGCCATCTGCACCGTAATATTGATAAATGAAACCCTGTGCTCTGCTGGTACGCCCAACTACTAATTTACCTGAAACAATGTCTGGTTTAGGTAATGCGCCTTGGTCAACACGCGACCCGCCGTTGTTTGTAAAATAAACGCGAGTGGTACCAGAAGGTCCAGTATCGAGTCTTGTAACTTCTGAAAATGCTGAGCCGCCACCGTAGGCAATTAACTGACGATATGGACCAGTTTCAAACGGTGCTTCGTTTACTAACTGTTCTGCTTTTTGACAGGCTTTGTTAATACTTGCATAGGCATAAGATCTATCACGACCTTCTTTACCTCGTGGAGTACGTGCCTGACTGTCATCGCCACCTGTGGTAACATAAAGGTTAAAGCGACTTGAGTAACTTGAACTATCCACATAATATTTTGTAGCGGCTTGTAAATCGTCTTCTCCGTTGGGAGTTCCAGAACCAGCCAATCCACCAGGATGGTCTGCTAGGTTTAATACCCCAGTCATATCCGCGCCAGTTTTTAGCACAACTTCAGCGGCTCTAGGTGTTTGATTACCTGTGGCATTTGCTGGAACGTTTAAATGTCCAGTCATTGTATCGCCGGTAATGTTTACATACTTGGCATCAGCATAGCCTTTGTTAATGGCAAATGCATCGATACCATAAAGTGTACCGTGTTGAGTATTAAAATTATTAACAGCAGTTTGAAACTCTGTTTGATTAACGGGACTGCGTAAGCCACCAATTAACTGATTACTTGCATTTAAAGCAAATTGTAATTTTGGCAGCGGATCGTCTTCCAGTCTAGAGCTTAGTGTGTCAACTTTAATAGAACCGTAACTGGAAATAGTACCAGCCGCGGCACTGGTAGCCAGTGTGGTACCGGGATTAGCATATATTAAAATATTATCAACTGTGCCTTCTAACAACAATCCAGAAGCGGTATTGAATGAAGTATTGTTGGTGGAAGCAACAGTAATGCGTTGTCCAGGATCTAAATTGTGATTTGCAGTAAGTGTAATGGTAGCAACGTTGCTAGATCTAGATACACTAACAATATCAAATGTTTCTGGTTCAGAGTAATCGAATTGAATAGTACCGGCTGGACTGAAAAAGTCTTTGAATACCATACTGGTACCAATGGAATTAACCACTGGGATTTTATTGCCCTGTCCTATTAATGTATCAGGAGTATCGCTAAGGTCGGTGAATTTTAAGAATCCGCCCTGACCGAAAACAGCATATAACTCTTGGAAGTTTTCATTCGTTTTTCTAAACGCTTCACGGATACTATCACCAGTTCCGTCATTACCTGATACGCCGATATCGACTATTTTACGTGCCATTGAATACTCCAAAAAGACTTTGTATCCAATATTTAGCAGATATTTTTATAACCTTAATGTAAATAACTGATGTTCATTCGTATTGATGTAGAAAAAACTTCACACACTCGCACTAGCAAATTAGGGCATAAGCATACCTACGAACGCAAAAAGACTATTGTGGTGCTTAGATGTGATTGCTGTGGTGTGGAGTTTAAACGTGACAAAGGAAACATGGATCCTAATAGATTAAACAATAATTTCTTTCACTGTTGCAAGGCCTGTGATCCAAAACGTTTTGCTCAAAAGAGGGGTGCTGAACGCAAAATTATCTGGGATAAGACAGTTTCTAGCCTAGATGACATTAGTAAACTATAAATATCTGCTCAAGGAGGACATTAAAATGTTCGGAATTATTAAAAAACTATTTGGCGGTAAAACAGAAGAAGCACCAAAGGCAGAATGCCCGTTCAAAGTGGAACCACCCGTAGTGGAAGAAACTAAAGTGGAAGCACCGGCTCCAGCGGTTACTGCACCTGCGGAACCAGTAAAGAAAAAGCCAGCACCTAAAAAGGCACCGGCTGCTAAAAAGGCTCCTGCTAAAAGAGCACCTAAGAAGTAATTGCTTGTTTGTGTAGTGCAAACGAGGCTAGATTTTTAGCCTTGCTTTCGCACATAATATCACTGTGGTCCCAAAAACTCAGTGCCCATTCGTTCACTGCTGTATTCCAGTAAAAGTTCGAATGTGCTCTGAGTTTTGCTTTTTTATGGCCAGATTCTAAGAGGGTCGAAAGATCGGGGCGGATGTGTCCGGGATGCTCAATAAGATGTTCTTCCCGTGAAACACTGTAATGTATGACAGGCCGCACACCGCGCCAACTATCAGCAATCCTTTTAACACGGTCGTCAGTAGGTTCAATGTATTCTCCAGAATGTATCCAATGATGATGTATGTCTAGCACCAAAGCGAGATCATTGGCAAGTTCGAGGCTTGCGTCGATTCCCCAACTGATTTCGTCGTTTTCGATGGTGATGCAGTTTCTTGCTTCGGGGGTAAGTCTCTTGAGGGCACTTTTAATACCGGCTGGACCGGCTCTACCGGCAATGTGGACATTGATCTTAAAGTCCTGATATCTTTTACCGTACCCCATCCATCTCGCCATATCCGCATGATACTCAAACTCCTCTATAGAACGCTGAACAATATCCGGGCTGTCAGATGCCAGCACAGTGAATTGACCAGGATGAAAACTGAGACGAACATTGCGGGCACGAGCAACATCTCCCACTTCTGCAAAATGTCGTTGGGCATAATCCTGTACATCAGTTTTACGCCAAAAATAGCCCCAATCGCGCTGAGTATACACAGGAAGGATGTCACTGCCAAGGCGGACCATACGTAAATGCTCATCTTGCTCTCCTACTTTGGTTACAAGTTTATTTACAGATTGAATGTTTTGAACCATTAAGTCCCAAAGTTTCTGCTCTGCTACTTCACGTGTTTGGCGATTAAGCCAGGCCACAGTAGTAGAACCTGTATTGTATTGTTTACAATCATCTTTGGGTTTAATGCCGTTAACTTGATCTGGGCGATCAATCCATTTACAGGCAAAGCCAATTCGTTTAGTCACTGCGCTCTCGATACAAAGTTACGATAATATATTATAACATCGCTATCGCCAGTTGTCAACTATGATTGGATCTTGTACATC